GATTGTAGAATTGAATTTTATTCAAGCTAGAGATTATTTGGCCGATAAACAAAAATTATCTGAGAAAACTAATGATTTCCGCAGAGAAGCAATTCGTGCTCGTGGTCCATTGATTATTAATGGTCCTGCCGATGACAATGAAAAGATATCTTACATTAAAGAAGAACTAGAAGAACTTGGTTACGATACCATGATGATTTTTGTTCATACTACTAATGAAACTAGTCAGGAAAGAAATTCATTATTGTCCAGAATGATGGCTGAATCTGTACGATATGATAAGTGGGTTAAATCTCAACAAAACATTACACAATTTAGTGAAATGTATGGCAATTTAGTAACCTTTGACAACACAGGAAACCTAGATACCAAGGAAGAGGATATAACTAATATATACCAGTCCACCAAAGAGTTTTTGGACTCCAGAGCAACAAATGAGTCCGCCACCGATTGGTTAAATAGAAATGTAAGTTTATTTGGAGAAGATAATGTTAAGAAAAATTCTAAATCTATTCAGCAAAAAACCATCGGAAGATACAACAACTTCTTCCGAGCCAAAGGTCCAGCAGACATCAAGCCAGACAACTCCGGAAGTCTTGTCGGTTCCAGAGACCAAATCAAAGGCGGTACAGGCCCACGCAAAGACCCGAACGGTCAAGGCCACTCCGGCGGAGCATGGCACGGCGCCTACAACGAAGCAGCGCCCACGCTCAAAATCAGCGGCCCGCCCAAAGAACCTAACTTCCAAAAAGACAACGACAAAAACAAAAAAATAAAACGTGGCGATAAGTCGTTAAGTGCAGGAAGGGTCGGTAGACCTGATGGTGTAAGCGGAGAATACGATACAAGAGCAGGTGGTCAAGGTGCCGCAGCAGGTGCCGGACTTGGCCAGAACCTTTACGGTGAAACACAAGAATATAGTAATGCCAGTCAGAACGGTACAGCAATGCTTGGAGCTAAGGTAGAACCAAATCCTTTATCCGAGAAGAAGAAGAAAAAATTAACTTTTAAAGAGTTTAATGGTTTTCAAAATGATGGCGAATCTGGACTTGGCGGTGTTTTAGGTGGTGCCAGCAACAAAGAAGGCATGGATACCTACAAAGACCCAAACCGTAATATTGGTATACAAATTGTTAAGAAGAAGAAAAAGAAGTTCAATGAAAACCATGTTTCAGAATTAGAAACTGGTTTGAAAAAATTAGATAGTCATAGTTATGATTCTATTGATAGATTGATGCAGAATATTGCAAGTAAACACGGTATTACCGGTAAAAATTTGCATGATGATTTTAAAAAGAAACATGATAAGATTCCAGATAAATGGATTAAGGATAAGAAATGATATCTTTTAAAAAATACTTAAATGAAGTTGCAAAACCTACCGGTGCTTTAAAGAAAGCCTGTTGGAAAGGTTATACTGCTGTTGGTACAAAAGAGAAAAATGGCCGTACAGTACCTAATTGTGTACCTGAAGAATATAATCCAGAAGAATTGTTCGACATACTCGAAGAAGTTGTATACGATATGGCAGAACAAAACGGTGTTGATCCTGAATCTATTTGGGAAGAACTGGAAGATGTTTCAGACGAAGAATTATACGAATCTGCTGCTTGGCGTAGAAAAGAAGGCAAGAATCCTACTGGTGGTTTAAATGCAAAAGGTATTGCATCTTATCGTAGAGAAAATCCAGGATCTAAATTAAAAAGAGCTGTAACTGGTAAAGTAAAAGCCGGTAGTAAAGCAGCTAAACGTAGAAAGTCATTTTGTGCTCGCATGGGCGGCATGAAGGGACCAATGAAGAAACCAAACGGTGAACCAACAAGAAAAGCACTAGCATTACGCAAGTGGAAATGCAGATAAAAACAGGAGAATAAAAATGTTTGCAAAGACCTTAGTATCCCAATCTATGATTGACGCAGTTAATCAAGTTTTGGAAGAAGATAAAAAGAAAATGATTACTGACGCAGAAATGGATGAAACTGGTTTTCACAAAGCTGCTCATGCTGCCAAGAAAGCCAATCAATCTCATTTTGAGTTTCAAGGTAAAAAATATCCTGTTACAGCAAAGTCTCATGCAGAAGCAATTGAAATGGATGAAGCGGCTGAGAAAGTACCTACACCAACAGGCATGAAAGTTTATGGTTCTAGTTACGGTAATTCTAAGAAAGCTCGTGCTGACCAAACTAAACATTCTGTTGATGATGTTAAAGGTCCTAAAGCTAAGGACATGAAAGAAGAATCTAAAGATTGTATTACTGAACCAGAAGCAAAGAAGATTGCTAAAAAAGAAGTTGGTCACCACAATGTGACTATGCACAAAGGCCAAAAGAATACAGTTAAAATGGAAGGCCTTACTTTTGCTGAAAAATTATTAGCAATTCACGAAGCAAAAAGTTCTGGTACAGATGAAATTTTCACCGATAATAATCTTGGTGAAGAAGAAATGTCTGACGCTCAAATGAAGAAGCGTGAAAAGATTGTTATGTCTATGAAAAAAGGCGAAGCTGGTTTCAAACAACGTTATGGTAAGAATTGGAAGAATGTAATGTATGCTACTGCTACTAAGCAAGCAATGAAAGAAGATTCTTCTGATGAATACGAAGGTGAAGAATTGGATGAAGCATCTCCAGCAAAGAATACTGATATTGCTGATAAGGCATATTTGAAACACAAACCAGGTACTGTTAAAGGTACAATGACACAACTTGGTCGTTTTCTTAAAGGCAAACCAGAAATCAAAGAAGAAACATTAGAAGAAGCAAACATTACTCATGCTGCTCACTTTGATGATCCAAAGACTGGCAAATGGGCAAGTATGGCTCTATTGACTGCTAAGAATGATGAAGATGCAATGGAACAAGCCAAAGACTTATTGAGAACTCATGCTTATCGTCATTACAAATTGTCTGCTGTTGAAAAACATGAGCCAATCAAAATGAAGATGAAAGAAGATGTTGAAGTACAAGTTGATAAATCTAGTGATAAAGTTACCACAGATATGTTAAAAGGTCGTGTTGCTGGCGGCAAAATCAATTCTTTCAAAAACTATAAAGTAGATTTGAAAACTGCTGGTGAAGAACCAGTACCTAAGCAAATCGAAAAAGGTGAAGATACAAGAGAGAAACAAAAGATTACTACAAATCCAGGTGCCGTAGATATCAAGCTTGACGACAAATTAGGTCATCCAACTCCACAATCTCATTTTTCTTCCGAACACCAAATTACTCATGAAGAAGTTCAAATGGATGAGAAAGTAATTGCTGGTAGTCCAGGTTGGGAAAAGATGCCAAAGAATGTTAAAGATAAATCTGGTGCAGTTCATACACCAATGAGCCGTGCTCGTGATTTGGCTCGCCAATCATTTAAGAAGTTGAAAAAAGAAACAATGATGGGTAAGATTTCTAACTAAGAGACTCATATGAAAAAGTTTAAAGATATCGTTAAGAAGAATCCTGAACCGGCTAGGGGCACCAATTTTACAAACCCTAGCCAGTTAGGTCAGTATTCAGCTAAGCATCAAGTTGCTGAATCTGCTACATTAAATCAATATCTACAATCTAAAGGTATCGACCCACAATATGTTTCGAAAGATACTAAGATTGCTCATTCTAAGTCTAATGCTTTTCTAAAATGGAAAGAAAGACATATGAATGAAGATATGACTACTCAAAGAAAAGATGGCGATGCTCGTTCTTTAGACATTCATTCACCAACATTGCGTAGACAAAAATCTTTACAAAAAGTGGCTTCACATTATACAATTAAACCAGTAACGACACATCCTCACCAAAATCCTATTAAAGGTGAAGCAAGTCAAACTACTAAATTGACACCAGAAGAAGTTACTATGGAAGATACAAAAAAACAAGATCCAATGACAAAAGCATGGAACAATAGATTCTTATTGAAACAATTATTGTCTTATTTGGGAATTACAGAAACTAGTATGAAAAGTAAAGTCGAAGAAGCCAAATTACAAGAACTTAGTCGTGCTAGCGTCATCAAAAAAACTTTGTTTGGCGAAGCGGCAAGTAAAGATACTGCATTAGAAAAGTTTCGTAAGGCATCAGCTGAACGTGAAAAGAAACACGCTGATATTGAAAAAAAGCAATCTAAAGATGGTTCTGGTATGTCATCTGCTATTGACCGTTTACAAAAACAAGTTAATAAAGAAGATGTTTCACCTTTGTTACATTCCTTACAGAAAAAAGCAGATAAAAAACACGATAAAGATATTGAAAAATTTGTAAAAGGTCATAAAAAAGGAAAATTGATTTCTACTAAAGAAGATGTTGGTGACGCCAAGGCAGCCACCAATGCCGATGGTTTACCTAATGCTCAATTAGAACCTGTGTCTGAAAAAAAGAAACAATTATCTAAATCTGCTCGTATGATTAAGGCATTATACAAAAATAAGCGTATGGTCAAGGAAGATATGTACGACCACGAAAAAGAAGATAAATCGGTTGCAACTTATGGTAAGAAACCTAAGCATGAAAAAGCCGATGAAAAAGACAGTCATGGTGAAAAGAAACCACAGGCCGCTGCAGTATTGACCGGTGGTACTACACTAACTGGTGAGAAGCGTGACGATGTAGAGATTGATCCAATGATGAGAAACCGTCCTGGTCAACCAGATGTCACGAAAAAAGATGATAAAGATAAGAAAAAAGAAGATAAGAAGAAAGATAAATAGAAACATAACCAAAGGCTTACAAGGAGAATAAGATGCCAACATGGGGAAATACAGATAACCACAATCAAAAGCCAAAATTTGATGTGGAACGTGAAACAAGAGAAGTATTACAATTTACGGTTCGTACCGGTAATACAGCTGGTAACAACGTTATTCAAGTTGCTTATAACGATGGTGCACAGAACAACGTAGCTAACGTTGGTGCTGCTGTTGGTCAATGGGTTTACTTCTATACATTAGGTGCAAATAACGTTGGTGGTTTGTCCGGTAACGGTACACCAGGATTCTTTGAATCTAATACTCAGATTTCTACAATTAGCGGCAATACTATCACATTGTCAAATAATTTGTTTGGTCCAGCAAATGCTGGTTGGACTGTTGAATTTGATAAAGCAATTGCTTACAATTCAAACAAGACAGTAGAAACCACATACAATTCTGACACCATTTTGATGACTGCAACTCGTTGTGCTAATACATCAACCAATTTACCAACAGGTATTACTGCTACTCAAGTTGGTAATATGACTCAAGGTTGGGTTCATGTACAGAAGAAAGTCAACGCTGATGGTACAGTGCGTTATTTGAAAGAGACTTTGGTTGCACTTGCTAACGCTACTGCATCAAACACAAGTTCAGCAAACACAAGTTTTGGTAATTTTATTGCTGGCGTTTAATATATTATAGGGATGGGTACCTACGGGTACCCATTTTAATTATGTTTGATGATTTGAATGAAGATAATTTTATGATGTACGCAATGAAGTGTTATGAATCGCCTAATTGTGTTATGTCTGAATTTGAGGGAGATATCAAAAGAACCAAATATCTCAAACGATTATTTCGTAGATATAAGGTCACCAAAACTCTCAAAGAAAGATTGATATTAAACCATATCATTTTATTGAATAATGTTTTTGGTCCAGAAGTCACATCAAGAATATTATTTTATAGAATTGATGAACGAGACTATGACATATTGAAAACATTCCTATCATATTTGGGTATTATGCCTGAAATGATTTGGGGTATAAATGGTAAAAACATTCGGTCTGCTGATATACCAGTAGATATGAATATCGCAGAGATATTAAGGAACATATGATTTCATTTAAAAAATACTTAGAAGAAAAAGGTCGCTGCTGGACTGGTTATAAACCAGTACCAGGAAAAACAGCATTCTCAAAAGGTTCTTGCGTTAAAGAAGATGAATTAAATGAAATGGGTGCTGGCGCCGCAGGCGGTGGCGGACCAACTAATACTGCTGGCGGTGGTGCTGTTGCAGGTATCGGTGTTGGTAAACAAGGCGAACCTGGTGTTGATTTAAGAAAACACAAAAAGAAACACGCAGATCCACGGTTGCCAATGGGAATGGGTAAACGAAAGGACTTTTAAGTGATTGTTGAAGCCATTTGGGAATCATTTCACTTAAAAGCAGAAGTAAAAAAAGAAGATGGTGTTACATATATCAGAGTCCGTGGACTTGATAGTGCTTCATTAGCGGAATGGATTAAATTTAAATTTGATAAGTTGAAAGTTGAATACAAAGCTCATATGAGTTATCAGTTTTCAGATTATGAATGGATAAAAGTAGAATATGTTTAGTATAAATTGGTTCTTAGGACTAATTCCAAGTTGGATGCCATGGGCAATTATCGGTTTCGGTGTTGCCCTTTTTGTTCTGGTCCAATTTTTTAAATTTTTAATTCCTGTTATGTACAGGTTTATTGCAGTAATTGTTATAGAATTACTTGGCGTTATCTTGTTTGCTTCGGGATTCTATATAGATGGAAGACGTGATGTTTTAGTGGATGAAGAAGCAAAAATCAACCAAGTTGTTTCGGACCAAAAAGATATTACAAAACAAGCGCTCGATGATTATATAAAAACTCATGAAGCAACAAAGGCGAAAAATGAAACGATTATTAAGTATATTACAACTAAAGATGATAGCTTGTGTAAGCTGCCTGGTTCTTTTATCCGCTTGCACAACTACGCCGCTACGAATTCCGTTCCCAACTCCACCGGATCAACTGATGGTACCGCCAACGGATTTACAGGTATTACCGGAAAGTAATGTAGAGTTATCAGATGCTGAAAAAATAATTGCAGAGAATTATGGTACTTACCATTTAACCGCAGACCAATTAAAAGCATTACAGAATTGGGTTAAACAACAGAAAGAATTGAATCCATGAAAAAATTACTAGTCAGTTCGCTATTTTGTCTAGTAACAGGTTGTTCTTTGATGATTGGGCCTTACGATGCCAATGAATATTATTTGGTAACTCAAATTAGAACAATTGCTGAACTAAATTCTTGTGGTCATAATATTATTGAAATGTTATATTTGGATGGTGCTGAATTAAAAAATTATAGCCAGTATCTACCAAATAATGAAGCAGAAATTAAATTAACTACCGACTTGTTTAGATTAATAGAAGAATTACACAATAAAGAAAATCCAGGCGAAGCATATTGTAAAGCAAAACTAAATATCATAGCTAAATCGGCCGAACGAATTCAACAAGTTACGGGGAGTAAACCAAGATGAGTATAAGAGATATTGCCATTCAGGCACAAGAGTATCAGAACCAATATAATGCTGGTCAACTTTCTGCCGCAGACTTTAAAGAATTGGTAGAAGATTTAAACATTCAAGGTCAAATTGATGCAAACGCTGATGAGTTTGAATTAGACCAAGAAGCAAGAGCAGTTTTGTTAAACGTGGTACAAATCGTAAGTGCAATTTATTGAGGAGATTGAAATGAGTATTTTGAATTTGTTTGAAAAAGAAAAAGAAACATTGGTAAAAGATGTACAGAAATTTGAATCTGTAATCAAAAGTGATTTAACTTCCATTTTTGCACAAGCCAAAATTGATGCGGCTAATGCAAACGCAAAAGTAGATACACTTAAATCTGAATTGGCGTTAGCAATTAAAGACGCAGCAGAACTATCGCAGAAGGCATCAGATGCAGCTAAGGCAGCTGCCGATGAAGCCACAGCACAAGTTCAGGCTTTAACCGCAGAAGCACAACTTCATGCTACTATTGCTGCCTCACAAGCAAGTCAAATTGTAGTAGCACCAGAAGCGCCACCAGCAACATTAGCACAACCATCATAAGGATTAAAAATGACTTTAGAAGAATTTCACGCAATTGTACCTAATAATCCATACGCTGAACAATGGGTTGAGGCATTAAATAAAATTTTGCCACAATATGATATCACTTCACCTTTGCGTGTTGCTGCATTTATGGGTGAGTGCTGTGTTGAATCTGCTAATTTCACCGCAATCCAAGAGAATCTGAACTATAAGGCAGAATCTTTACATAGAACATGGCCTTCACATTTTCAAACATTAGAAATTGCTGAACAATATCAACACAATCCAGAAGCAATCGCTAATCGTGCTTACGCTGGTCGCATGGGTAACGGCGATGAGGCTTCTGGTGATGGTTGGAAATATTGTGGTCGTGGTCTAATTCAATTGACTGGTAAAGACAACTATCAAGCATTTGCTGATTCAATTCAAATGTCAGTAGAAGATGTTCCTGCTTATATGGGTACATTTGAAGGTGCCGTACAGTCTGCTTGTTATTTTTGGGAAAATGCCAATCTAAATGCTCACGCAGATAATGGTGATATTGACCAAATTTCACACATCATCAATGGTGGTTCTTTAGGTGAAGCAGAAAGAAAACAACACTATCAGCACGCATTACAAGTACTTGGTGCCTAAATGCCAGATACAGAAAAAGAATATAAACAACTCAGCGATAGCGAGAAGAAAAAAGAAGATTGGATGAACAGTAAGTGGCGTCCAATGATGGGTTGGATGTATATGATTATTTGTTTATTTGATTTCTTATTTGCGCCTGTATTGTGGAGTTTATTACAAGCACTTAATCATGGCCAAGTTACCAGTCAATGGCAACCATTAACATTACAAGGTGCTGGTTTGTTTCATCTTGCTATGGGTGCTGTTCTTGGTATCGCTGCTTATGGTAGAACACAAGAAAAGATGGCAGGCGCAAATAATGGTGGTTTACCAACACCAGGTATGCCATCACCAATGGGTGGTTCACCAATGCCAATGGCACCAAGGCCAATGTCACCAATAATGTCACCAACTGCAATGCCAGCTTCAACTACTACAACTGTATCTGAAACTGTTACAACAACCCCTGCAGCACCTATGTTGAAACCACTAGGTCCTGCTATGAATATGCCGGAGAGATAAGATGAAAAAATCATTACTAATCGTATTAGCTTTGTTTTCTTTAACTGTACAAGCAGAAACCAAAAAAATCTGCCACGATAAAGTGGTAAAAGGTAAGACAGTTTCGGTATGCAAGACTGTAAAGATTCATCAAGCTATTGCTGATGCCACAACTATCCCCGTAAAGAAAAAATAAAATGGCGGAAGAGGAACTAAAAGTTGATGTTGGTGTTTTAAAAACACAAGTATTGACTTTATCAGCAATTTGTAATAAACTAGATGCGGTTATCGAAAAACTGGTGGAACAACACGACCGACACATAGCAAAGGTTTACACAGACATGGATAATCGTAGAGTAGAGGTAGATGCGGATGTAAGAGAGATACATGACCGTATTGATACCGTTTTGGACAAAATGCAAGCTTCCGAATTAAGAATTATGGAAGAAATCAAAGGTCTCCGTAAGTGTGTTACTGACCACAATACCGCTGAAAAAGAACAGTTAGATAAACTTTTGCAATGGAAGTGGACAATTGTTGGTGGTATTGTTGTTATCTCATGGTTGATTTCCCATGGAAATATTGATACAATAATCAAGTCTATACATTAATCAAATTTGGTAATATTATATTATGAGTGTTTTTATCGACAGGACTTTCCTGCTCCGTGTTTCGCCTAAATTACAAAGGTTTTCTCAAAAAAAATCCGATTTATATAATTTCAGGTGTCCGCTCTGTGGCGACTCGCAGAAAAATAAAATTAAAGCCCGAGGTTTTGTATTCCGTAAAAAGAATGACTACTTCTATATGTGTCATAATTGTGGTGTATCAACCACGTTTTATAATTTTCTGAAACAAGTTGACGAATCATTACTTAGAGAATATCAATTAGAAAGATATAAAGAAGGTACACCAAATGCAAATACGCCAGCGCCTAGCTTTGATGAATTTAAAACTGAAAAACCAGTATTTAAGAAAGCCTTGGAACTTCCTTCAATCGACTCATTACCAGAGGCGCATTTTGCTAAGAACTATGTTTCGCAAAGACGGATTCCGGAGACCTTCTATTCGCAACTATACTATGCGGAAGATTTCGCAACCTTCATACAAGGCCTTGGGATTGAAAAAGAAGGCCTTCACAAGAACGATAAACGGCTCGTCATACCGTTTTATAATAAAGAGAAGGAACTCGTGGCTGTCCAGGGTCGCTCGTTGGGTGAATCGAAACTCCGGTATATCACATTAAAGTTACATGACGATGTTAAAAAGGTTTATGGCCTTGATAGAGTTGATTTGAATCAAGATGTATATGTTGTTGAAGGACCAATTGATTCAATGTTTATTAAGAACGCAGTGGCAACAGCAGACTCTAATTTAGAATCGATTGCCGATTGCGTGGACAAGTCCAAAGTTGTTTTGGTGTTTGATAATGAACCTCGTAACAAAGAAATCGTAGCAAAAATAAATTCTGCTATTGATAATCACTTCAAAGTAGTCATTTGGCCAGAATTCGTTGATTCTAAAGACATTAATGAAATGGTGTTAGATGGGTTCTCACCTGACGAAATTCAAGACTTTATAAGTAAAAATACCTTTGTAAATTTGCGTGCAAAAATGGAGTTTGTAAATTGGAAAAAGATTTAATCAATTGGGTACAAAGGATTTCGGAGAAAAAGGATGAACTTGGTGGGTTTAATGTTTGTCCTTATGCAAAGTCTGCATTAGAAGAAAAAAAAGTATTTTGGTCTTACATTGGCAAAGAATGTGTGGCCTACATACTAAGATACATTGAGACAACACCTGATTTTGAAATAATCGTTTTTTATAATCTTAAAAAAGATTTGACAGATGAAGATTTAAAGAGTATCATAGCTAAGTTGCAGTCAAAACGTAACGATATGATTTTCTTAAAAGACCATCCTGATAATCCTGGTTTTATTAATGGCGTTAATACAAGTAATGGAAAGTATCCTACTATTCTAGTTAATCCAAGAAAGAAGTTGGAAGAAGCAAGAGAAAAGTTGATGAAGTCCAATTACTACGATTATTGGGACGAAGATTATAAAAAAGAAATTTTGAATTACGGAAAATAATAACAATAAAGGTGAGTTTGCATGGAATATCTAGGAATTAAGATTGATTTGAAACGAGATAAACTTTTTGATGAATTGGGCATAAAAAGACTAAAAGAAAGTTACATGAGGGAAGATGAAGAAAGTCCACAACATCGATTCGCATTCGTCTCCAAGGCGTTTAGTTCCTCTCCTGAACACGCACAACGGCTTTACGATTATAGCAGTTCTCATTGGTTATCCTATAGCACTCCTATTCTTAGCTTTGGTAGGTCTAAGCGGGGAATGCCTATTAGTTGTTTTCTCAATTATATCGAAGATACTGCGGAGGGATTAGTTGACAATCTATCAGAAACTAATTGGCTCTCTATGCTCGGGGGCGGTGTGGGTATTGGTTTTGGTATTCGGTCTGCCGATGATAAGTCTACTGGCGTTATGCCTCACCTTAAAATTTATGATGCGAGTTCTCTTGCTTATCGTCAAGGTCGTACTCGGCGTGGTAGTTATGCTGCCTATCTTGACATTAGCCATCCCGATATTATTTCTTTCCTCGAAATGCGGAAGCCAACAGGCGACCAAAATCAACGATGTCTAAATCTTCATCATGGTATTAACATCACCGATGAGTTCATGCAAATCATTGAGAAGTGTATGTTGGATCCTGAAACCAATGATGATTGGAATTTAGTAGACCCAGCATCAAATGAAATTCGTGAAACTGTATCAGCAAAAATGTTATGGCAAATGATTCTCGAATTGCGTATGCATACGGGTGAACCATATTTACATTTTATTGATACAAGTAACAATCAATTACCAAAGTGGTTAAAAGATAAAGGTTTGAAAGTACATCAATCAAACTTATGTTCTGAAATTATTTTACCAACTAACGAGGAAAGAACAGCAGTATGTTGCCTCTCTAGTTTGAATTTGGAGACTTATGATGAATGGAAAAACAATAAGCAATTCCTTAAAGATGTTGCTGAAATGCTCGATAATGTGCTTCAGTATTTTATTGATAACGCTCCTGATGCCATTGCAAGAGCAAAATATTCTGCTGAACGTGAGCGAAGCATTGGTATTGGCGCTCTTGGGTTTCATGCTTACTTACAACGCAATGGAATTGCTTTCGAAGGCGTCATGGCGAAAGTTGCAAACAATAAAATCTTTAAAACAATTCGGGAAGGACTAGATGTTGCAAATCTTCAATTGGGTAAAGAACGTGGTGAAGCTCCTGACGCTGCTGGCACTGGCCGCAGGTTCAGTCATGTTATGGCCATTGCTCCTAATGCCTCATCTTCCATCATTATGGGTAATACCAGTCCATCTATTGAGCCCTATCGTGCTAATGCTTATCGTCAGGATACTTTATCGGGATCATTTTTAAATAAAAACCGTTGGTTAGATAAAATTCTAAAGGAGAAACTAAAAGATGAACAAGCTTACGCTGATGCTTGGTCTAGTATTATTGCCAATGATGGTAGTTGTCAGCATCTCGATATACTCTCTGATGCAGAGCGTGACGTTTTCAAAACCTCTATGGAAATTGACCAAAGATGGGTTATTGACCTTGCTGCAGACCGTCAAGTGTATATTGACCAAGCGCAATCATTAAATCTGTTCTTTAGACCAGATGTACATATCAAATATATTCATGCTATTCATTTTATGGCATGGAAAAAAGGATTGAAAACTCTATACTATTGCCGTTCAGAAAAAATAGGTAAAGCAGATAAAGTGTCTAAGAAAATTCAACGTGAAATTATTAAGGAAATTGACATGACACAAATTGCTCAAGGTAACGACTGTATTGCTTGCGAAGGATGAAATGATTAAGAAAACAGAATTAAATTTAACAGATGAACGAACATACCTCAAACCATTCAACTATCCTTGGGCATATGATGCCTGGTTGAAGCACGAACAATCACATTGGCTGCATTCAGAAGTTCCAATGCTTGAAGATGTTAAGGATTGGAAAAAGAAATTAAGCAAAGAAGAAAAACAATTTCTAACACATATCTTCCGCTTCTTTACTCAAGGCGATATTGATGTGGCAGGTGGTTATGTAAATAATTATCTTCCATATTTCCCACAGCCTGAAATTCGTATGATGTTATTGGGCTTTGCTGCTCGTGAAGCATTGCACGTTGCGGCCTACTCTCATTTAATTGAAACTCTTGGTTTACCAGAGACAACATACAATGAGTTTATGGAATATGCTGAAATGAAAGAGAAACACGACTATGTAATGGACATTTCTTCTAAAAATACAACAAAAGAAAATACGGCTACACATATTGCAACATTCTCTGCTTTCACCGAAGGTATGCAACTGTTTAGTTCGTTTATTATGTTGTTAAATTTTCCACGCCACGGTAAAATGAAAGGCATGGGTCAAATTGTTACTTGGTCTATCGTTGACGAAACTCAACATACCGAAAACATGATTAAATTGTTCCGTACATACATTGAAGAAAATCGTGAGATTTGGAATGATGAACTCAAAGGTCGTTTATACACCATTGCTGAAAGAATGGTTGAATTAGAAGATAAATTTATTGACCTAGCATTTCAAATGGGACCAATGGAAGATTTGACATCAGAAGATGTTAAAAAATATATTCGTTATATCGCTGACCGCAGATTGATTTCTCTCGGTCTTAAAGGTCAGTTTAAAGTGAAAAGAAATCCTTTACCATGGGTAGAAGAAATGATTAACGCACCAACACACACAAACTTCTTTGAGAATAGAGCAACCGATTATGCAAAAGGTTCTTTGTCTGGAGATTGGGGTGATGTTTGGGCTCACTAAAGGTTTACAATGACACAAAAACAATTATCAGGAGAATGCTTAAGTTGTGAATCATCTTATAGCATAGCATTTATGGAAGAACTAGTATCTCAAGACTTACCAGAGCATTGCCCATTCTGCGGCGAACAAATCGATGAATTATCCGAGGACTATATAGAGGATGATGACGATTTGGATAATGAGGAATGGGAATAAACTGGCAATATAATAATACTGATTTTACGGAAGACTTGATTGGTGATAATTACGGATTCGTATACTTGATTATCAATACAACGAATAACAAAAAGTACATAGGTAAGAAATTTTTCTATTCTACCAAAACCAGACAAGTCAAAGGTAAGAAAAAACGGTATAAAGCATTTAGTGATTGGCAAACTTACTATGGAAGTAGTGCCGAACTAAGCAAAGATGTGTTATCATTGGGTCATGACAAATTCACCCGTGAAATATTACATCTTTGCCGGTCCAAAGGCGAATGTGGTTATCTCGAAGCAAAAGAGCAATTTGTCCGTGGCGTTATGGAAACGGATGAATACTACAACACTTGGATTATGGTACGAGTGAGAAAATCACACATCAAGGAATACAATGCTAGACTATCTTCAAAAATTAAAGAATGATCCTGAAGGACCATTCGATGCCATCTTTTTTATGCCTACTGAAAAAGAAGGTGAAATCCACATAGAGGCTAATCAATTAAAGAATCCAGGTGAACCTGTTGGTGGTAATGAAATGGGCCACACCTACGAAGTAATCTTATTCAAAGACGATACCAAAAACGACAAGTTATATGAGGTTGACCGATTTGAAGCAATATTTGTAGACCCTTACGAATACATCTCCAATTTGATACCACAGAACTGGTTTGGTATGGTTGTTAGGAAGACTACCACTTCTGGTGCTTTTGTACAACGTATATTTGACAAAATGACAGAAGCGTGATATAATAGAGTTTTGAAACTATTGAAAGTTTGGTATGATTCTTATTGACTTAAATCAGGTATTGCTTGCCGGCCTTATGGCACAAATTGCCAATCAAAAAGGCAAGCTGGATGAACATTTAATCCGTCACATGGTATTAAATATTATCCGTAATCATGTAAAGAATTTTAAAGCAGAATACGGTGAAGTGGTATTGTGTTGTGATAATCGTAAATACTGGCGTAAAGAATATTTCCCATTCTATAAAGCAAATCGTAAAAAGAACCGTGATAAATCCGATTTAGATTGGCATTTAATCTTTGATATGCTTGGTAAATTCAAACAAGAACTCAAAGATAATTTCCCATACAAAGTATTGGATGTTGAGGGCGCCGAAGCAGATGATATTATTGGCACATTAGTACCACGTCAATCTAAACATGAAAAGATTTTGATTTTATCAAGTGATGGTGACTTTCTACAATTACAAAACTATCCCAATGTTAAACAATATAATCCATCACAAAAGAAATATGTGATATCTAAAAATCCAATTATGGAGTTAAAAGAAAAGATTATTCGTGGCGATAAAGGTGATGGTATTCCTAATGTATTCTCTCCTGGCGATTGTTTTGTCCGTGACCTAAGACAGAAACCTATCACACAAAAGGTGTTAGATAAACTATTGGCGGAAAGTTACCTGGAACAAGAGGAGACCATCAAGGCGAACTTTATTCGTAATGCTACACTCATTGACCTTTCTTTTATTCCCGAGGACATCAAAACTAAAATTATAAATACCTATGAAGAAACAAAGCCTGCTAAAGGCAAATTGCTAAATTATTTTATTGAGCATAAACTAAAGAACTTAATGGAAGTGATAGAGGAATTCTGATGAAAAATATGTTTGAAATATTTGATGAGTTTGAACAAGCAACAGGTAAAAAAGAAAGATTAGATGTAATTGGTAAGAATCTTAATTCGACTTTGGTAGAAGTTTTAAAATTGACGTATCATCCAGCATTTCAATGGTTGATTACAGAAATGCCAGACAACTATAAGGTTCCTTCCGATAATTTACCGGGTCTTGGTGTAACACAATTATCTTCTGAATTAAGAAAATTATACTTATTTCAAAAAGGTAATCCTGCAGCAGAAAGATTGACACCTAGAAAGAGAAATGAATTGTTAATTCAGCTCTTAGAATCACTAGAACCCCGTGAAGCGGAAGTTATCATTGGTATCTTCCAAAAAAATCAAGGCGTTAAAGGTTTAGATTATAAATTTGTTAAAGAGGCATTTCCAAACTTATTACCATAAATGCAAGAGCCAGAAAAAATAGTTGTCATCTGTGGCACTTTTGATCCACTATCATCTGATGATTTGCTTTACATTAAAAAATGTCACCATAAAGGTGATTGGCTAATTGTCGGCGTACATAGTGATTGGTGGATGATGTGGGCAGAAGGCGGCTTTGTACAAAACTATGACACTCGCAGAGAAATTATAAAAAGTTTAAAATTTGTTGACGAAGTTATGACATTCAATGATTCCGATGGCACAGTCTGCCAACTACTCAAAATTGTAAAAATTTGTTATCCTGGGGCCGAGATTACTTATATCTCACCTGAGGATATGCATAATATGCCAGAAACTAAAATTCGAGGCATTACTTTTGAAACCATGAAATAGGAGATGTAAGTGACTAAGTTTGTAGGTAAGTTCCGAAAGAATCAAGATTATAATGAAGATTACAGTTATATGCCAAAGCGAAAACATCGCAATGAACATTCTGAAATTAAAAAAATGAAGAATCGTGATGTAGAGGAAATACTAAGTCATTTGGATGACGCAAGTTTACCAGAAGAAAATAGAAATTTGTGATTTTTTCTTATAAGTAGGTATGTCCGCCTTTGATAAAAAGGTAATGTTGTTTCCATACAACAGATCCGCTTGACATCCAGCTCTACCTGTATTATAATGGTTCTCTAACTCGGAGAATTGTTTATTATGATATACGGTTACATTCCAAAATCCAAACCTAAGAAATTATCTAAAGCTCAACAAGAGCAAAAAGCAGAGTGGTTGGCTGCTATCAATAAATTATCGTCAAAACGGTATTCCAATTCTCCCATTATAAAAAAGAAATTGCCATTAAAACCTATGGCTTCTTTTCATAGACAAACTCCAGAAGTTGCGTCCTTGGATACAGGTTTTGTTGCTTGTGTTAAGAAATTCGGAAATTCTTATACAGGTGAGAAAATCAAAGGCATTGGTACTATGCACAAATCAAATGCCGTGCCAATTTTTACAGATAATGAAGCAAAAGACATTGCGAGTATGCGAAGATGAGCGAATTTGACGATTATTATGATTACCTCGACACTTTGAATGAAGAAGATTTGCAAAAAGAGTTGAAATGGCTTGAATCAATTGGTAAAGCAAAAGCAAATAACAAGAATTTTGTAGTAATTGACCATTTTTATGATATGTAAGGTGAAAAAATGTTATCACAACACGAAGAAACTGCAATTTTAAGAGGAATTGATGAAATTATGTTCAATTTACGTCATGTGCCTGTTGATGATGTAGCACATTTTCTCGTAAAATTCAATCCGAAGCTTGCCGATGAGCTAGCCGCTGCTATCGAGCACAACTTTTTTGAAAAAACCGAAGGAAAAAATCATGTATGAAGAAGAATACAACTTGTGGATGTCAGCAAAAGTAGCGGATGAAGAAATTCCTGCATGGAAAGCGCTCGATATCGTTACTCGCAAGTGGGCAGTCATGAGCGGATTTGAAAAAGATTCAGCAAATTATCAAAAAATGAAAGAAATGTATGAGTAAAATGTTTAAATCTAGTCAACCAATTAAAAATTGCTTACTTTTAGAGTACAAAACACAAAAAGAGTTAGCTTTGTCATTTTGCCGTGTTGAAGAATTTTATGAAGGCCCAGCAAAAGTAAATGGAAAGTATCTTACACTAGAGGATTTTATTGATGCTTACATGGACAAAGAAGGTCGAATCGATTATTTTCATGAATGGTCGGGTTTCAACATTCCAGGAAATGTTTTTACTGAATGGTTTTATCAACACGCATCAGATAAGACAAAATGGGAAACTGCACTAGCAGAAGAAGTAGCTATTCAATTAAATATGAATGAACCCTTTTATGTTATCGGCGGTGTTAAAGGTGATATCAATGTAATTGACCATGAAATTGCTCATGCACTTTATTTTATGAATCCACAATACAAAGAAGAAATGCTGGATTTAAATTATACATTTCACAAACAATACCGTTCTTCATATGTTAAGATTGTAAATAAACTTAAAGAAATGGGTTATGGTGTAAATGTTGTGCGTGATGAAGTTCAAGCGTATATGAGTACCAGTCTCAAAAAAGAATTGGTAACACGATTTGGTCTGGATTACGATACCATTCTACCCATGGTGAAGCAATATCGCAAAGTGTTGTCCCGGTACAACACATATAAAAAGAAAAGTTGACGGTAGACTTTCCTTGTAGTATAATGGTTCTCTTAACTCGGAGATTATATGGAACTTATTCAATCTAAATCATTACTTGCCAAATTAATGGCAACTGAAAATCTTATTGTCGAACAGCGCAATGTATCAACTGCGTCTTTCGATGTCAAATCACGGACACTTACTGTGCCCATGCTTGATAAAAACATTTCTGGCTACCTCTATGACTTATTCATGGGTCATGAGGTCGGCCACGCACTCTATACTCCTTTAGAAGGAATGTATCGTGCTCACGAAGAAAAAATTCCAATGTCGGTTATGAATGTATTGGAAGATGTTCGTATCGAGAAAAAAATCAAAAACAAATATCCTGGTATTCGTTCCAGCTTTATCCGTGCGTATCGTGAATTGATTGATAAAGATTTCTTTGGTACAAATGGTACCGATTTAAATGATTTGAATTTTATTGACCGTGTGAATATGTACAGCAAAGGTGGTGCATCACAAGGTATTAAATTTACCGACTATGAGCAATCGCTGGTTCGCAAAATTGAAGGGACCGAGACCTATGATGATGTGATGGCGGTTGCTCGCCTCGTTGCAGAGTATTTGAAAGAAGAAGCAGAAGAACATCGTAAAAATCATCCTGAAGAATTTGAAGAAGATGAAGATGGTGATTATGAAGGATTTGATTCTGAAGGTTACGATGATTCTGATGATTATGATGAAGATACCGAAACTCGCAAAAGCAAAAATGATTCTGAAGCTGGTGATGAAGAAGATACTGATGATGAATTAGAATCCGAAAAAACCATGTCTGGTGGTGGTTCACAACCTAATGCAATTGACCAGGAAACTAAATCATTTACCGATGAAGCATATCGTAAAAATGAAAGTAAGTTATTTGCACAAGATAATAGCACTTATTATTATGGCAATATTCCTGATGTTGATTTGAGTAAAGCTATTGTAGGTCATAAAGCATTGTGGAAACGTTATCGCAATGCAGCTATTGATGCTTTAAGATATCGCTCAGATGACTTTACTGGTACTGACATGAAGAAATTCATGAAGTTGCGTAATGATTCCAAAAAAGTTGTTGGCTATCTTGCCAAAGAGTTTGAGTTGCGTAAAAATGCCGACCAATTGAAACGTGCTTCTATTGCCAAAACTGGTGACTTGAACATGAGTAAGATTTATTCTTACCAATTGACTGATGATATCTTCAAAAAGATGACAGTAGTACCTGGTGCTAAATCGCACGGCCTCGTTATGTTCCTCGATTGGTCAGGTTCTATGTCTGACCACATGGAAAATACTGTAAAGCAATTAATCAATCTAGTAATGTTTTGCAAGAAGGTAAACATTCCTTATGATGTATATGCTTTCAGCCAAGAATACGATGAACCATATCGCCAAGAATTTAAAGAAGGTGATATTGAATTGCACAATTTCAAATTGTTAAATTTGTTATCGAGCAAAATGTCTGCTTCTGAATTCACTTATGCTGGTTCTGCTTTAGTTCAAATGTCCACATATCGTTATGGCTGGAAACCAAATTGGTTACAAAAAGGCGGTACACCTTTGAATGAAGCAGTTATTTCTGCCATGAAGATTATTCCTGAATTCCAAAAACAATACAAATTACAAATTGTAAATACTGTATTCTTAACTGATGGTGAAGGTCATAGTAATCGTGATGTTTTCTATATCAATAATTCAGGTAATAAAACAAGTGGCACATCTAACAAAGAACTTGATTATGGTGGTACTGATTGGAAAGCTCATCGCAAATTTGTGATTCGTGATCCAATTACTAAAAATCAAGAATCGGTTGAACGTGCTCAAGGTCGTGATTTGACAGCATCATATATAAAGATATTGAAGGCGAGAACTAATTGTAACATTGTTGGTTTCTATGTTTTGTCTGGTCGTAACTTAGGCCGTGAATTGTATCATTTTTATCCTAATGCTGGTTATCAAACCATCGATAAAATCAAATACGAATTCCGTAAAAACAAATCATTAGTAGTTACCAATGGCGGCTTTGATGAGTATTATTTACTCCGTTCAGAAGGCCTTGATACTGATGATGATGTAACTTTTGAAGTAAAAGAAAATGCCACTACCCGTGGTTTGGTTTCAGCATTTAGTAAATTTGCTGGTAATCGTTTGAATAACCGTGTTGTACTTAATCGTTTTATAGGATTGATATCATGAAAGACTTAGCAACTTTTGTAGGTGAAGGTGGTAAAATTATGGCCGTGATTTATGAAGGTCCAGGATTCTGGAAAGTAAATTATGGTACATCAGATAATCCATCTTCTTTTAGTAAAGTGTTTATGACCGAATCTGAAGCAACTGCTTTTGCAACAGATTATACTAACAAGGGCGCCAAACCAACTTTGCTGAGCGAATGATGATTGTTGAAGCGGACGATTTTAATCCTAAAAAAATTGCAGATGCTTTGTTTGCAAGATGCAAAGAAGCTAAAGTTTGGGAAGTAAACTGTTATGTCGATGAATCATTTGTTTTTATGGGTAAACCATTGCCATTTGATTTATCATTAAAAGACGGTTTATATAATTGTAAAGTGATTGCGCCGAACATGAAAGAGGCCATGAAGATTGTGGCTGATTTTATGCCGGTAATTAAATTTGTGAGTGATGATGAAAAGTAAAGTTGAAGAAACTCTTGTAATTCTACAAGAAGAATGTGCTGAAGTAATTCAAGCAACTTCTAAAATTCTGCGTTTTGGTTTCCAATCTCGGTATCCTACCGAAGATAATGCCTCAACAAAAGAAAATTTGGAAATGGAAGTTGGTCAATTACTTTGTATGATTGGTATT